ATACCAAATGGTAAAAAATTAACAGCTTCTAGTAATAACAAAGGTATTTTAGTTAATCTAAAACCTGGTGATATGTTAGTTTATAGAGGTATGGAATTAGAACATTGGAGAGAAGAATTTAAAGGAGATAACTGTGCTCAAGTTTTTCTGCACTATAATGATCAAAAATCTAAAGATGCGGATAAAAACATAAATGATACAAGACCTCATTTAGGACTTCCAAGTTGGTTTAAAAAGTAATATAATCTTTAAATGGGGGCTGTACTCCACCATACCTACAGCCTCCTTTTAAGGATTATTTATGAGTTTAGGATTTGACGCAATATCAGCATTACCGTTCGCTACATCAGGACCAGATTCTGATGTACTAGTATCAACTACTGGTAACGCATTAAGTATTTCAATTGGTAGTGTAGGTATTATAGCAGATGCTATTACGGAAGATGCAACTCCTAATCCATTAAGTTTAGGTTTTGGTACTTTAACCATTACAGGAGATTCTAATTTTACCGTTACAGGTAATGCTACATCGCTAGGTTTAGGCTCATTTACAGTAACGGCAGACGCTAATGCTTCGGTTACAGGAAACGCATTGACGTTAGCAACTGGAAATGTTACAGTAACAGGAACTGCTTTAGTAAATCCAACTGGAGCTGGTTTGACATTAAGTACTAACGACGTAGGTGTAATTACGTGGAATGAAATTATACCAGGAGCAAATATGGTTTGGACACCAATAGATCCAAGTTAAAATTATGGCATCAACATACTCATCAGATCTTAAATTAGAAATAGTAGCAACCGGTGAAAAAGCTGGTCTTTGGGGTACTATAACAAATACAAATTTACAAATATTAGAACAAAGCGCTAGTGGCTATTTAGATATTAGTATGGCTGGAGCTAGTGTAACTTTAGATTTAACAGACGGCTCAACATCAAATGGTAAAAATATTTATTTAAAACTATCTGGAACATTGGGTGGTGATAGAACTTTAACAATGCCAGCTAGTTCTGAAAGAGTTTGGATCATAAGCGATGAAACAGTTAGAGGAACATCAAATAGAACTTTAAGTGTTTTAACAGCAAGTGGTACAGCTCAACCTGTACCTCCAGGAGCATCTTTACTTTGTGTTTCTGATGGAACAAATACAGTTACAAGAATTATTGAAAAAGGTTATGCAACTATAACTGATTCTAATTCTCCTTATACAGCAGTTGCAGGAGCACAAATTTTTGCAAATACAACAGCTAACCCAATTACAATAACTTTACCTGCTTCCCCAGCTGTAGGTGATGAAGTTAGTATTATAGATACAAGAGGAACTTTTGGATCTAATAATTTAATAGTAGATAGAAATGGTCAACCTATTAATACAGGTACTAGTAATCTTACATTAACTACAAACGGTCAATCTATTACTTTAGTTTATGTAGACTCTACTAGAGGTTGGGCTTATAAAACAAACACAGCATAGGAGCTAAAATATGGCTCTTCAACAAATTAAATTTGCGCCAGGAATTGACAAACAGGATACTACTGTTGGTGCGGTAGGTCGTTGGGTTGATTCAGATAATGTTAGATTTAGATATGGACTACCAGAAAAAGTTGGTGGTTGGCAGTCTTTACTTGGAGATACTATTGTAGGTGTAGTTAGAAAACAATTTGCTTTTGTAGATTTAGAAGGCAATAGATATGTAGCATTAGGTACAGATAAATTTTTATTAGTTTATTTTGAAGGTCAACTCTTTGATATTACACCTTTAAAAACAAGTATCACAGGAGCAACGCTTTCAACAAACTCTACAACAACTGTTACCATAACAACTTCAGCTGCACATGGAATGAATGTAGGAGATATAGTTTTATTTGATAGTGTTACTCTACCAGGTGGTACAGGTTTTTCAGCATCAGATTTTGAAGATAAGAAGTTTCAAGTTATTAGCGTTCCAACTCCAACAACTTTTACAATTACAATGGGATCAGCTGCAACGGGTACAGTATCAACGGGTGGTAGTATTACTTTAAAACCTTACGAGCCTGTGGGTCCAGCAGAACAATCTTATGGTTATGGTTTTGGTATTGGTAACTATGGTGGAACAATTACCGGTGTTGTACAAACAGAATTAAATGGATCACTAAGCGCAGATACTGCTGGTACAGGTGGGTCGGGGACCGCTGTTACTGTAGATTCAACCACTGATTTTCCATCTGCAGGAACAATTGCAATAGCAAATGAATTAATTACATATACATCAAAAAATTCTACACAATTTTTAGGTATTACTAGAGGTACAAATGGAACAGCAACTGCTGGTACATCAAATGGTCAAGCACATAGTACCAACGCTGTTGTTCAAAACGCAACTAATTTTACAGGATTTGGTAGTGCTGTTGAAGCATCAACGGTTACATTAGAACCAGGACTTTGGTCTCTTAATTCTTTTGGACAAGTTCTTGTAGCAACAATATTAAATGGTAAAACATTTACTTGGAATGCAGGGATCGCGGCTAGATTTACAACAAGAGCATCAACAACTACAACTACTTTTTTAACTACAAATAATCCAACTGCAACACGAACAACTTTAATTTCACCAACAACAAGACACTTAATTCATTTTGGAACTGAAATAACTATTGGAACTCCATCTACACAAGATGATATGTTTATTAGATTTTCTGCTGATGAAAGTATTAATGAGTATACCATAGAAGCTGTTAACACAGCAGGTTCACAAAGATTACAAGATGGTACAAAAATTGTAGGAGCTTTGGTTGCAAAAGAAAATATTCTAGTGTGGACTGACAATGCATTATACACAATGAAATTTGTAGGTGCGCCTTTTACATTTGGCTTTGAACAAGTAGGAACTAACTGTGGATTAATAGGACAGAACGCTGCAATTGAAATTGATGGTGTTGCTTATTGGATGGGTAATAATGGTTTCTTCTCGTTTGATGGTACAGTTAATACTTTACCTTGTAGTGTAGAAGATTATGTATTTGATGATATTGATACAACTAAAGGTCAACAAATTAATGCAGGTATTAATAATTTATTTACAGAAGTTGTTTGGTGGTATCCTACAACAGGATCTGATTTTAATAATAGATATGTAGTTTACAACTATGGTCAAACAACTCAACCCGTTCCTATGGGTAATTGGTACACAGGTACAAACACAAATTCAATTAGAACAACTTGGATTGATTCATTAGTTTACCCTAAACCATATGCTACAGCTTTTAATAGTTCTAACACTGGAACTTTTCCTGCAATCATAGGTGAAACAGGATTAGGTCAAAGTGTATTGTTTGAACATGAAATAGGAACAGATCAAATTAATCCAAATGGAAGTACAACAGTGTTAACTTCTTTTGCACAATCTTATGACTTTGCTTTACAAACAGATCAAGGTATTGGAGAATACTTTTTAGCTATGAGAAGATTTCTACCTAACTTTAAAAATTTAGTAGGAGATGCACAAGTTACTATTTCTGTAGCGGATTACCCTGCAGATCCTAATACAAATACAGCTTTAAGTCCCTTTACAATTACTTCAACTACGACTAAAGTAGATACAAGAGCTCGTGGTAGATATGCTGCGCTTAAAATAGAGAACACAGGATCAGGACAATCTTGGAGATTTGGTACATTTCAAGCTGACCTACAACCAGATGGAAGAAGATAATGACTAAAGTAGTAGTAAGATTACCAGAACCAAAAAAAGAATATAGTGAAGATAATCAAAGACAAATTAATAAAGCATTAACTAATATTATAGAACAATTAAACTCTACATATTTAACACAATTAAAAGAAGACTCTGAAAGATACACTTTCTTTGGATTAGGATAAATGGCAAATATATATAAAAATGATAAAGTAAGTTTAACAAATACAGATCTTACAACTTTATACACGGTACCCTCTAACTCTAGAGCTATTGTTAAATCTATAAACGTGGCAGAGGATGCTGCAAGTACAGCAGTTGTAAAAGTAACTTTAACTAATGCATCAGGCACAGCTTTTGTAATTGACAATGATGTTAATTTAACTTCTGGTTTAAAAGAACAAGTGTTAACAGAACCTTTGATTATGGAAGAAAATGAGATACTAAAAGTGCAAGCGGCTAGCGGAGCGGTGGACGTGGTTGCATCAATATTAGAAATAAATAGAGAGGACAGATAATGTCATTTGTAGAGACAGAAGCTTCAGTTAGATACGAAGTAATTAATGGTAAAAAGGTACCCGTCATTACACCTAAATGTGAAATTACTTTAACTAACATGGAAACAGGTCAAGAGTATATGTCCGATGCAGAAGCATTAGCAGATGTACAAAATACAGATACAGCTACTAAAGCAGAACACATAAGAAGAGACGTTAAATTAACCGTAGAAGAGATAAATTTAGGAGCAGGTAGTAATATATTCTAGATTGACTAGAGGTAAAAAAACAAGTAAAATGAAAGATACTGGCTTAAATCAAGAGTAGCCATCTTGCATTTCACTTATATAACACAATAAAAATTATGGGATTATTTAAAAAAGTATTCAAACCAGTTCGTAAAATAGCAAAGAAGATTATACCTAAAGAGATTAGGCCAGCATTACCTTATCTAGCAGCG